CCGTGCTGACGGTGCAGTCGAAGTGCCCAACGCCCATGTCGTACATGTCCGACACGTCTGGGAACTCGCCCTCGGCCGGCTTGTTCTCATCGCCCGTGTAGATCACAGCGGGCTGCTGCTTCCCGTCCGGCTGCACCAGGTGCAAGAGGCGAGGGGTGTCGTAGACCACCGGGATCCACTTCAGGAGCGTTCGCCCGATGGCGCGCTTGGTGCGCTGGAGGTTGTCGAGGAAGTTGCTGTTCGCCATCGACCCTTGCTGTTGCAGGAGTTCGCGCGCCTTACCGGACTCCGAGTGCCCGCCACGCTGTCCGAGGCTCGGTTCAAACAGCCCCATGACCGACATCAGGTCCTGGTTGGACTCCGACAAGCCGGCCACCATCGCGCCAATCGCCGGATCGACCGCACTGCGCTGCGGCGCCGGCACCAACTGATCCCCGTTCGCGATCGGATCGTAGTACAGCACCGCTTTCGGCACGCGGTTCGCCTCGCGCCAATCGTCCATGTACCGTTCGATTTGCCCCTTGGCCGCGATCCAGGGGGCCTTGGGCGCCAGCGCGACGGCTTCTGCGATGCTCGACGACCAGAAGTTGTACATCTGCTGGGGGTCACGCGCGTCACGGACCATGCCCCGGTAGTCCACCTCTCCATCAAGGTCACGCTCGTCGCCAATGACCGGGAATAGGGGGATACGGTCGCCGGGGACCTCACGCCCATCCGTGCGATCCTCGTTGCCCTCGAGGATGTCTACGGAGTTATGCAGACACCATTTCACAATGCGCTTCTTCACCGACCTTGACTTGACGACGGTCGGCTCTGGCTCGCCGGGGTGCCCGAAGGTGAAGGCCGCGATGTAGTCGTCCCACTCCTCGGCCCACAGGGACTTCCCATTCGACAGACCGAGCAGTTCGCGCTCCTCAATCTCAATCCAGAAGTATTCCGCGAGGAAGACTTTGCCCATCGGCGCCCAGTCGTCCATGCGCTCCGACCCGACACCCGTGAACTCGAGAATGCTTTCGTAGGGCGAGATCGCGCCCCACCGCTCGTTGTAGTAGTCCTTGGTGACGACGCCGACCACGTGCATCCACCAGCAATCAGAGAAGTCCGCCTCCTGCGTGGAGGGATCCCAATACACGGACAACGGATTGCGCACGCGACGGAGGCGGCAGACCTGGTCGAACCCCTCCTCGTCTTCGCCCCACTCCGCCCGGAGACGCACGAAGCCGAGGCCGCTCACGAGCTGATGTTGGCTCGCCGTGTCGTAGGCAACGTCCGCATCGCTCTCGACCTCGATGCCTCGGATCACGGCTTGGAACGCGTTCGCCAACTTGGTACTGGCGCCCTTGCCGCGCGCATTCACGACGATACTCGACCGGTTCATGCGGTTTTGGTTCGAGACCTGCCGGATGAACTGAGGGAGGCGATTGATGGTCAGGACCGGGCGCTGTTCGTCTTCGCGGAACTGTCGGTCTTCCGCGCGCCACTGGTCGCCGTATTCCATGCGCTGATCGGCGCGCATGTTCTGGCGCAACTTGAACGAGGCGGCATCGGCGGTCTTCCAGCGGCGCCGAGACTGCGCGATCAGGTTGCGCACCTTCGCCCGCGCGGCGTCCTGCTCGGTTCCCGGCTCGGCCGACAGAAACCGGCGCGGCGTCCCTATCGCGAACGCGTCATCCGGAGGGGCTTCGGCCGGCAGCTCGATCGTCGTCCGCCGCTTCCGGTCCGTCGAGACGATCTTCATCGACCAAACATCCCGCCGAACATGCCGCGACCCACAGCGCCGAGTCCGCCGATGCCCTTGGCCGCACCTGTGCGCATGGCCGACCCAATCCCGGACGGAGACACGCCTGGTATCCCGCCCGCCACGCCCGCGATGGGGTTCCTCGAGACGGCGCCCGCCTTGCCCGACACGGCGTCTGCCATCGACTGTTGCGGCGCGCCCATGCCGTGCTGCTGCTTGAGGTAATCGAAGAATTGCGCCATCTGACCCGTGCCGGCCTGGTCACCCTGCGACCACGTCGCCGCCCCATCGGCACCGGGCTCGATCGTCAGCGGTCCGTTCCACCGACCGCCGTTCTTCCAGTCGCGGCCCCATCCATCATTGGCTGTGGTGCGACCGCCGCCCAGATCAATCGGTGCGATATCGCCAGGACCGGCTCCCGGCTGACCCTGTGGTTGCGGCGAGGCCTGCGCTTGTTCTCCGGGCGTGGGCGTGTACTGGTCCGGACCGTCGTCGTTCGGATCCCAGTACCCACCAGTCGGACCCATCTTCCAACGTCCGGGCATGTGCGCCTACTCCTCGTCCTGTCCGTAGTTGAACGTCTTCCGAAGGTGATCGTGGACATCGTCGGGCGAGCCGAACGTGTGAACTTCAGCCTTCGGGGTGCCCCCGTATTCGGGGTGATAGTGATGCTTCGCGATGAACCCGCCATTCTCTGAGCGGTCCACCACCACACGCTTGAGGCGCTTTCTGGGCTCGGGCCGCGCTTTCGGCGCTGCGTCTTTCGGCGCACTGACCCGTGTCGTCCCTTGAGACGTCTTCTCCGCGAGCCCTCGCATCATCGCGCGTGCCCGACCCACACCGGACTCCACAACGGCACCGGCTTTCTCGAGCACGGTGCCAATCTGGGCCATAGGGTCAGATAGCCCAACCTGTTTCACGGCGTCCTTGATGTCGTCGGCGGGTCCGGGCATGTGTGGGGCCTCGTTACGAGACGTTCTTGCCCTTGGCGGTGTCGATGCGTCCGCCAGACGCCTTGCCCAACGCTTTCACGTCAGCACTGCCGCCCTGGTAGGTCGCCTTGCTCTTCGGGGTGTCCTGCTTGAACGCCATCGACCCGCCCGTGTTGGCTGTCGTGGGTCCGCCCTGACGCAATCCGCTGATTGCGCCGCCTGTCTGATGTGCCATCTTGCCCATTGGTGAGTGTCCTCCGCGACACAGTGTCGTGTCGCGGGCGGACCGTGAGCAAGCTACTCGGGTCTACGTGCCGTCGAACACCACGTCATACGCCACTCCGTCAACGATGATCGTCCTCGCCTCCCTTGGCGCATACGACACGCGTTCCGGCTCGGCCTCGACCTCTCGACGCTTGGCCCGACTGGGCCGCACGTAGCCGGCGTCGCGTCCGCACTTCCGGCAATACCCGCCGCAGCCCCCTTGCATGGCGCGACCACACCGCATCCGACACGGGCTAGACCCCATCGCCCACCCTCCGAATCCTGCTATTCGTGATGACCTGACGCACGCGAAACGGGATCGCGGCATTCGTTGACGACAGATGCTCGAGGAAACTGGCGACCTCGAACGGCTCGAATCGCCGGACCGCCACCTGGTTCTCCATCACCGGACGCCAGCCGTCGTCTCCGTGAACCGTCGTCGGTGTCTGAATGTCGATCTCGTAGAAGAGTGCCATCGCGCCAACTCCCTATCCTCGTTGGGTCGGGCCCAAGAAGTGTGAAACGGTTTTTCCCCAACCGAGCCCCTGTACTCCTTGAACCCGACCAACCCCTCAGAACCGCCAGTCCTTGCGCTTCCGCATACGTGCGCCGGACGCGGCCATCATCTGCATGTTGTGTTCAAAGACCTCCCACGACAGCTCCAGCTCCTTATCAGTCAGTCCCGACGCAAGGCTGTCCGCCCGCATGGTTTCCTTCAGGAGGAGGACGAACCCCTTCCGCTGGAGCAGGTAGACGTCGTAGAGGAGCACAGCATTCGAGTCGCGCAGGCGCTTGAAGAGGAAGGCACCCACAGCACGCGCCCGCAGATTGCGCGGTAGGACCGCGTCGATATCGGTGGCGATACGGGTGTCCCGCTCCTGCTCCTTCTCGCCGCCCATCAGGTGCGCGGCGGTCAACGCCGGGAAGTCTGCCGGGTTGTCGCTCAAGGCCCCCTTGACGCGCTCGATGACGGTCAGGACCTGGTTGCCGTCGTCGGTTCGGGTGATCTGCTGGTCGCTCACACGTGTTCTCCTCAGTGAATCCGGTTGAATCGTAGCTGAGTCTTGGTCCGCAACGGTGGCAACACATCGGGCTGCCACGACAGCAGCACCTGTCGCCAGATCGCATCGGTGCAGAACGCCTCAACGCTCGCCGACGCCTTGCACCGGTCGCAGAGGCGGAGGCTGAGCGGAGCCCATGACACCGTACCATCCGGGCTGAGCATCTCAAGGCTTGGCTCCCACACACCAGGCTGTCCACTGGTGCAGTCGGGTGTGGTGCAGACAGCCGCGCGCCTGAACTTGAGGAGTGGCCCCACGACGCGTTCCAGCTCCTCACGCTGCTCGGGCGTTGCCTGGCCCAATATCTCCATCCAGTGCGCCTCGTCTTGGACGCCGTTCGCCAGCGCCTGCAGCGCCTCTCGCTGCAACTCCCGGTCGGACGGCGCGTCACGCTTCAGATCGATATCCATCAGAGTAGCCCTCCGAGCCACCAGCCGAAGAGGAATCCGGCGACCGCGACCCCCGTGATCGCCAACCCACACCCGATCCCCCTCACGCGACGGTCCTCGCGATATCCGATAACTCCTGCCCGACTTCCTCGGCGCGGGCCTTGAGCTTGGCGAACAGGACATCGTCGTCGCCGCACACCGCGCGAATCGCTTCATCGGTCAACCCGAGCCGGCGCATCACCACCGAGGGTGTCAGGCCCCCCAGCTCTCGGGCGATGTTCGCCGCTTCGACGCGGGATACGGCGTCCTGCGCCTCTCGCAACTCTGCCACCTGACGCATATCCTCGCTCGTGGGCATTGGCAGCACCGGCTTGCCGGTCTCGAGGGTGACGTCATGTCGGCGCCCGGCGTCCAGCGTCATCTCGAGGTCCCAGTTGATATCTACCGCTCCGGGATTCGCCAACACCCAGGCCGCCACCTCATTCGCATGACCCACCAACTCGGGCGGCACCTCGTGTCCCGGACGGACACACATGAAGCGCGGTCGGTACTCGCCCGCCTCGAACAGCGCCTTGCGCCGGTCGATCTCCGCGTAATACTCCTGGTCGATCTCCATGTTGTGGGCGGCGATCTCGGCCGTCGCCGGCAATGGCGCTGTGGCGGCGCTGAATCCGTGCTCGCGCTTCCACTTCTCCTCGTCGGTCAACATTTCGTGCTGGCCTACGGGCACTGCCAGTGTGCCAATCGGAGCGGCGGTCGCCCCACGCAAGCGCCACCACGTCTTCAGCCTTGTCACGAGTTTCATTTCCATACCCGTTTTCTCCTCATCTGCTTCTTCAGTTTGTCGATCTGTGGGTCACGCGACTTCGGCTGGTGCGCCGCTTTGTCCCCATTGCTCGCGTGATACCCATGACACTCGTCGCACCAGTAGACGTGGAGGCGGAACCGAGCGTGGTGATTGTGCTCCTTCGCGGCCCGCGCGCTTCCGAACACACGCTTGGTACAGGGCGTCACGGCTCCACCTCCTCATACACCGCCATCATGGCCCCACGGTGGAGCAGCTTGAACACGCGTGGCCGACTCACGGCCGTGGGTCCGCCACGCACAATAGGGACCCGCAACTGTGTGCGCTGCGGCGGGTAGTACAAGCGCTCAGGTGGGGTTTCCGTGGAGTTGAAGATTGCCACTGTGTGCGGCGTCAGAAGCATGTAGTTCATCGCCGCCTCACCTCTCCGGCCGCTGCTTGCCGCACTCGATGATATTCACCACAATCCACGCGATGGTGTGGCACAAGGTCTCGTCATCCTCCTCGTCTGTCTTGACGCCAGCCCAGGCGACGATATGGAGGGCCGCGTGCGTCGCCTCGTGGCAGGCCGTGCCCATCTCACGAGCCGAGACCGGTGGCCTTGGTAGCCAGATGGTCGGCGTGTAGCCATGCCGGACGACACACGCGCCACGGGTCCCCTCCGAGAGCGTCGGCGCATCTGGATACTTCGCGTCGAGAAACCCATTGGTCCGGTCTCGGTCGCCGACCACAATATCGACAGAGTTATCGAAGACGCCCATCTCCACACGACGAATGCGGAGCCCCTTGCCCTTTCGACGTAGTCGCGCGCTCATCATGACCCCATCCATCCCCGCCGCGATTTCGGCGCCATACGCTCCTGGAACTCGCGAACCGCCCGAGGCTCGATGACCATCTTGTCCCGGCCCGACACGGCCCAATACCGCGTCGCGTCCAATCCGTGATCGTTCTTCTTGACGATGTGGCCCTTCTCGTCTCGGTGATACTTTCGGAACTCGCGGAACCACGGCTCGACCGTGTCGAACACCTTCAAGCGGCCCTCAATCAGCAGGGTCCACACTTCGAGGAGACCCGCCTCGACGCCGTTGTCGGCGATATCCAACTGCAGACCCAAGTCCTTGTAGACCTGTAGGAGTTGAATGCCGTCCTTTTGCCCCCTGCCTCGAGAGGCCGGATCGATCACACCTCGCAGGTAGGCACCGCGCGCCTGGATGCCTCGGGCGTGCGAACTGGGCTCACCCACACTCATGTAGTGCATGTCGTACAGGTAGTAGACGCCCGTCGAGGGATCCTGCGCGAAGAACGGGGCCGCCGTCATGTTCCAGCCGACGTCGAATCCGTACCCCTTCGGCCACGTGCGCGGAATCGCGAACGCCTTGCACTTCACGTCCTCTTCTGGAATCGGGTAGATCGCCCCGACGCCCATGCTAGGCTCGCCCTTCGTGCGGGCCGCCAACTGGTAGGGGAGGTAGCTCGCACGTAAGCGCTTCTTCTCGGCCTCGGACAAGTGGGGCACGTCCTCCCAGCCCGCTTGCACGTAGACTTTGACGTCGGCCGCCGCTTCGGTCGGCTCCACGAACGACATGACCACTTCGGACATGCCTTGGAGTGGGGTGAACGTGATGAGGATATGGCCGGCGCAGTCTACGGTGCGGGTGAGCTGCTCCTGGTAGACGTCCATCGGTGGTTCTTCGTCATCCCAGATCCAGTGTTTCGACTGGCCCTCGAACGACTTACGGCCCTGCTCATACGTCTTGAACCCAATGCGAGAGCGCCCCCCGCTGGAATGCCGGACATACGCCATCTCGATAGAACCCGGCATTCCGTGGGGCTTCCGGGTCGTCTCCACAATGAGATGCTTGGGGACGAACCCATCTGACGTGCCATCGTGGGCGCCGAGCAACTTGTTCTGGACAATGTCGCGCAACGTCTCCGATGTCGTGCCGCACGCCCATGCATCAATGGGGCTCGTGAACCGCTTGCCCGTCCACCACCACGGGTAGATCCCCGTCAGGTGGCACGTGGTCTCAAACGCCCCCCAGTCTGACTTGCCGACACGGTTCGCGGCCATGAACAGGCGCTCTTGGTAAATCGCCCCGGCCGCCATCACCTCCATGTGACGCGGATACTTGTCGCGCGCCAGCGGCCCCTCGTCGGGAAAGCGCACGTAGAACTTCTGCTCCTCCCGACGACCCTGCACCCGTAGCGAGTCGAGCATG